CCAACACCTAACGGAAACTCAATTATCATTAAACCAAATTACACGGTTTCATCTTCAATAGCTAACCAAACAGATGTAAAACTTTGCTATAATAACACAACGGCAAGTAAAATTACAGCTCTACAATTTAAAATTACTTACGATACAATAGCATTTACAGAACCATCAGTTAGATTAATTATCCCTGATAGTTCAGATTCTTATTTACAGTTCTATGTAAATAAAGGTACGATTACTATATCAACAGTATATGATGGAACAAACCTTAATTATAGTTACGCATCTGGTGAATTATTTAATATAAACTTCAAACATTCAAATCCAAGTACATTCCAATATTTAACAGGAATTACATCCTTATCTTTTGATAACGCATACCCAACAATAGCTTCAACTAATTTAGGTAAAGATACGACATTAACTAAATTCAATGCTGGTGGTTCATTTATTAGACCTTCTATTAATTTTGCAGGAACGTTTAAAAACGTAACGGGTTCATACACTAAAAACTTATTAGTAGGTTTATGGAAACAACCTAAATCAGGTGGTAGTTGGACATTAGTAGATGTTGATACAACAGATAAAGATGGTAAGTTTTTATTTAAACCTATTGTAGATACTACATATTGGACTTGTAAAATAGAGGTTAAGGGGGATACTTTATCGTTAGGTAATGTAGTAACAACAGCAGATGCTCAAAAAGTGAATAGATTTGTATTAGGTATTGAAAACCCAAGAGGTTTTGATTTCCATTCATCAGATCCAAATAACTCAGGTAATATCTCTATTTCAGATGTATATACAATTTTTAATAGAATTGCAGGTAGATTTAACAAATTTACAACACCTGACGTTAGATTCTTTACAGATATTCAATATAACACAATTACAACAGATAGTTTAACTAACCACTCGTTAGATATACCAGGAAGTGCTAATTATTCATACACAATCAGAACAGGTGTTGATTCAATTACGGTTTATGTATTAGCAACAGGTGACGTAAATGAAACAGGTTTCCGTATGGCTAGATTAGTTCCAATTAAAATAACTAATCCATTAAATGCTCCTAATTTCATTATAGATCAAACAACCGATTATTACGCTTCATTAAATGAAATGGAAATTAATTTACCGACATTAAAAATAGAAGAAGGTAATTTAGTGAATATTCCGGTGAAAGTTTTAACTAACGGACAAGAACTAGGTGCTGTGCAATTAGCAATGAAATATGATACAGATTTGTTAGAGTTTAGGGGTGTAAAAACCCTTAACTCAACCGCTAAATGGATGTCATTTACAAACCCTAATGACGGTGTAGTTGAATGGGGTGGTGTTGATATGAGTGAAAAAAATAAAGTTAAAGATGGTGATGAAGTAGTTGTAATGCAGTTTTACGCTAAAAAACCTAAAGACGACTGGAATGGTTCTCCATTATATGTAACTCGTAAGTTTGTGGGTAACTCATTAGCTAAAGATTTAAGTATTAAACCTACCGATGGTAGAGTGGAGGTTTTTAAAACATCTCCAATTGTATCAAGGTTAAATGGTAGTTTAAATATATTAGTTTATCCAAATCCTTCAACAGGTATAGTGTCAGTTCAATTTAATATTCCTGATAACAATAATACTATGGTTTATTTTATAGATATGAGCGGACATAAAGTAGCTGAAATAACTAATGGTAAAATGCCAAAAGGTGAATACAGATACACAGCTAATTTAACAAATTTACCAACTAATGCTTATACAGCGGTAGTTGAATGTGATGGTAAAATTATTGGTAGTGCAAAATTAATAAATAATCTATTTATGTAATAGAATAAACATATAAATATAAGAAATATTATGACAGAAGAAACAGAAAACACAAACGATGGTACGTGGTCAGGTTTAAAGAAAACTATTATCGGTACATTATCAACAGCAATACTTGGTGCTGGCACTTGGCTAACAACAACATTTTTTAATGGACATTCAGATGATAATGCTGAAACTAAAACAGAACAAGTAGCACCTGCACCTGCAGCAGCACCTGTGGTTATTAATCTATCAAACAATAACGAACAAAAACAACAAAATAATAGTGGTGGTGGAAATACCACAATTATTAAAGAAAAAGTTATAGAAAAACCGGTACCGGTTAAAGAAGAAAAGAAAAAAGAAGAACCAAAGGAAGAAGCACCCTGGTAATAAATCTTAAATAACGAAAACCAACAAAGAAATGAAAATCATAAACCAACAAAGCATAATCAACTTCATAGTATCTCTTTTAGGGGCTGCTATGATGTTTGGTTGTGGGACAACTAAAACAGAAAAATACACAGCCGATTTCGAAAAGAAACAATCAATACAAGTAGTAAGTGATTATGATGGGAAACCAATACCCATCCAAATCTTATCAATCGGAATTGGTGAAAATGTACTTAGTTCATACCCAATTCTTAAAGAAAAAAACGTAGGGTTAGGTGTTACAAATATAGCTTTAGATTACTTAGAAGGTACGAATAGATTTGAGTTTACTGAAGATAAAGAAGAAATTAAACTTAAAATGGTTAAACAATTCCAAGCAAGTGCTAAAGGTTTTACTGAAAACAAATTAGATGGTAAAGGTAAAATTAAACTTGCAAAGTATTTTGTTTATATTGAAGTATATGATTTTTCAGTAGATGAACAAGAAACCTATACGGCAGGTAAAAAGCAATTAGAAGTAACTACAAGATTAGGCTTACAAATTAGATTTGTTGATGCTGAATCCGGACAAGTTAGAGTAGGTTCTGGTATGGGTGAAGCAACCCAATATGGTCAATCATTTTTGAAGTCTCTTGATATGAAATTTGCACAGTCAACTGTTGGTATTTCGACAAGAAAATCCTTAGAAACAGCTTGTTCTAGGGTAGTATCCAAAATGATTAAAGATGGAATCTTCGAAAAATAAAATACTTTTTATTATTTTAATTTTATGTATGATAAGTGGGTTGAGTGTAAAAGCCCAATCCATTTCATACTCTTATGTTGATCCCTGTACTAAAGAAAACAAAAGTATTAATGTATCAGGATTAAATGGATCTTTACCAATTGTAATGAATTATTACGGACAAGTAAGAACATTTACACCAACAGAACTTCAAAACGGTACTTTTGATAATTGGGCTAATTCAGTTTATAATGAATACGGAAAAGGAAACCCTTGTGATCAAATAGGTATTCAAACAATCACAACAAACGTATTAAATGTAACTAATAACGTAGTTAATAATGTTGTTTCATTAGGTTCTATGTTAACTTCAATAACATCTTCGGGTGTTAATTCTATACCTACCGATGTAGTATCAAAAACCGGAACTGAATCTAATACTACCACCCCTACTGATAATCCAAATGGGGGTTCTAGTGGTAGTAATGGTGGTGGAAATTCAAGTGGTTCTAGTGGTAGTAATGGTGGTGGAAATTCAAGTGGTTCTAGTGGTAGTTCAGAAAAAAAAGAGGAAAAGAAAGAGGAAGAAAAAAAAGAAGAAGAGGCTAAAGAAGAAGAAAATAAACAAGCATCTAATTCAACTAAATCAACTAGTAAAGCAACCTCAAAGTCAGATAAACCAGCAATTTTATTAACAGGTGATTTGGTTGGTATGCAATCTGCTGCTGATAGTAAACAAGATGCTAAAGCCACAATGTCATATATTAGAATATCAGGAAATAAAAAGACATCATTAGGTGTATCAGCCGATTTTACAATAAATGCTAATATAGGGAATATAACGGTATTTAGATCTTGGATGACACAAAAAACAGCTCGTAAGCATATAGATTTAGTTTCTAATAGTGTGTCATTATTACCGAATAGTTTTAGTAATACATTAGTATTTATAAGAATAGATAATGTAAAAAAATTCACTGGGTTATATGGTGCTGGATATATGTATGGCACTTTAAACAAAGAAACATTAACTTCTTTATTAACTCTTGGTGGTGGGATGTATAGAGGACAATTAACTAAAAAGGTAGATGCGGTATTTATATTAGTAGCGGTATATGTTCCATATATGAAGTATTATACCGAAAATATCTTTCAATCTAAACCATTGATACTTCCATTTATGAATATAAACTATAAACTAACTAAATCATTTAGATTTGGATTAACGGCTGGAACCACATATTCGGTAAATGAACAACTAATAAACTATCAAGTATTATTTGGTGCTAAATTAACTTTATGAGAAGTATATTATTATTTTTACTTTTATTTACATCGGTTGTTAAAGGTCAAAACTTTTCTCAAACAGGTAGAGTGTTTGGTATAAATAATGTAGGTGTATCAAACATAAGAATACAATTTTGGAAAAGAACAACATCAGCTCTTACAGGATTTACATCACAAACAAATTATAATGGACATTCTTATTATCGTTCAACAACAACTAATACTTGGACAGGTTCTAAATCAACTTGTGAAAGTATGGGCGGTCATTTAGTTACGATGTCTAATGCCGCTGAAAATACATTTGTCTTTGGAACATGGCCTTCAGGATGGTTTGGATATTACCAAGATAAAACAAGTGGGTATTTCTTCTCAGAACCTTTAGGGGGTTTTAGATGGACTGAATTACCTGTCACAAGAAGTTTAGTCGCTAATTACGATATTTCAGATACTAGTTCATACAAAACAACATCCCCTACTTTAGTTAAAAATACAATTAAAGGAACTAACGCTACTTTATTTAGTACCCCTACATATACAGGAACATCGGGTAAATATATATCATTTAATGGTTCAACACAATATATGATGACTGAAAACTTAGGAAGTTATTTTACATCAGGTGTTGTTAGTTTAATGTTATGGGTATATCCAACAGATGCTGGTGTATTAATATCAGAACAAGGTTCTCCGATAGTTGATGCTAATTGGTATGATTCTCAAATAGAAATAACAAATGTATCTGGTTCAACAGGAACATTAAGATGTGGAACTTGGAGTGGAAGTGGATTACGAAGTGTAAGTACAACAATAACATTAAATCAATGGAATTATATATGTTTAACACATTCAGGAACTCAATTAAAAGGATATTTAAATGGAACTAATTTTGCGTCATTATCTTATGTAAGAGAGTATCCTTCTCAATTATATTATACATTCGCATCTAAATGTAATACAAATATGGGTGATGGGACTTATGCTAATGCTAGATTAGGTTCATTTCAAGTATCTAATACAGTTTGGACAGATGATGAAGTGAATAGAAGTTATATGTTTAACTCTTATAGATATGGGATATATCCATATTCTAATTGGAATCCAGGAGAACCTAATAATTCAGGAACAGAAGATTATGCTCAGTTTGTAAGTGGTGGTAAATGGAATGATTTACCAAACTCAGTTATGTTAAACTATGTATTGGAGTTTGATTATATAACATCAAACGGAACATGGGTTTTAGATACAACAGTATTAACAAACACAAGTGGGGATTATTCAATTTTAAGAACATCTAATCCATCTATTGAGTGGAGAATAGTATTAGATACATTATCAATACCATCACCACAAAGAACTAATGCTTTAGATAATAACAATCTTATATTTAATAAAAGAACTATTAATGGATCTGATTATTTTAGATATGATTTAAATACCGATAATAATTTTTCAGTTTCAGATATTTATTTACAAATAAAAAAGCGTAGGGGATTGATTTGGACTATACCAAATTATAGAATATATACACAAATAGAACATTCTACTATTAGGTCATCAGTCACGGATTTAAGATTAACATATCCGGGAGTTCAAACAACTACAGCATCACCACTAACAAATGGTGGTACAACTAATTTTTATATAATAAGAACAGGCTATGACAATTAAAAGTTTATTATTTGGGTTATTATTCCTTCCATTGTTTTCATTTGGACAATGTGTAAAAGTTGATTCGGTTTATAATAAAACCGAAATGAAATCTATTGAGAATAGATCGGTATTATTTGGTATAAAACAAATTACTGAAGATTTATTACAAGATAAAGGTTTTGATATTTGTCAAGATGGATCACCTATATATGTTGAAATAACTTATATAGGATTACCTGAAAATACGTTTAGAATTGCTGGATTTGCTTTACAAAATAAGATTACGGAAATTAAAGTTAAAGTAATAAATGGGATTAGAATAATGGAAGGAACTGGGACTTATAAAACATCCACAAATGCTATGATGCTTGAAATAAATGAAGAAGTTCCATTTAAACAAACAGTTTTATCTAGTGCTATTAAATTAGCTTTAATAAATGCTTTGAAGTAATTATCTATTTTTTAAACTTCTCATCTAATCTATCAATCACTTCTTCAATTACACCTTTATTATCAATTACACCATCAATAGCCATATTGATAATATCTCTTTTCTTATCTAATACTTCATACACAATAGTATCAATTGTATCGTCAAATAGTGGGAAATAACAAATAACATCTTTAGTTTGTCCAATACGGAAAGCTCTATCTAATGATTGATCAACATTCGCAGGAGTCCAATTTAAATCGTTTACAATAACAACTTCAGCTGCAGTTAAAGTTAATCCAACTCCAGCCGCAACAGTATTACCAATAAACAATCTAACATTTGGGTTATTTTGAAAATCCTCAACAGCCTTTTGTCTATCTTTTTGACTTGTTTCACCATTAATAACAACACAAATATCTTTATATTCTTCTTTTAAACTATTAACAACTGAAGTATAATCGGTAAATACAATTACTTTTTTATCACTCTCTAATGATTTATTGATAAGTTCTTTTGTGTGTTTTAATTTCTTTTCAGCCACCCATCTTCTTAAAACAGATAATTCAACAAGTTTTTTAGCATATGACACATTTTTACCCTGTTCCTCTCTCATTTGAATATATCTTTCAACAGATGAATCATAATCTATTTTTTCATCATCATCTAATTCAATATAAACAGGTGAAATAATTTTATCGGGTAAATCTAACACATCTTCTTTTCTTCTTCTAATTGAAACCGGTTTAATTCTTCTATTTAATTCTTCAAGGTTTGAAGCACCATCAGCTTTGATAATTCTTCTACCTTTAATCATCATAGTTTTAGCATTACAATAACTATATAGAAATGAATTATAATTAGTTGAAAGTGGGTGTTCTACCATAGATAATAATGAAAACAAATCCACAGGTTTATTTGTAATAGGTGTTCCTGTTAGAAACCATCTTTTTTTAATTGATTTAACTATTTTTTTAACGTGTTTTGTTCTATTTGAACTTGATGATTTTAGATAGTGTGCTTCATCACAAATAATTAAATCAAACTTTTCATTTAATATTTGATTATTTATAGCAACTTCATCATATTCTTGGAACTTGAATTTAGGTTTTTTACCCTTCTTAGGTTTTTCAATCGTATTGAATTTATCCAATATATCATAATTAATGATTGTCCATTTATTAGGTTTCCATTCTCTTTGAATGATTGATACATTATCTGAATCATCATATATAGATATTTCTTTCTTCCAATTTAATTTAAGTGATGCTGGACATATAACCAATATCTTTTTAACATTAGATTCCAATGCGGCGATAATTGATGATGCTGTTTTACCTAATCCTGGTGTATCTAATAATAAAAACTTATCGTGTTGAAGTAACTTAGTTATTGCTTCTTCTTGGTGCTTCATAGGAAGCCTTGAAGAGTATCTATTCCAATCCACATTTACTTCAGGTATAACCCTAAATAAATCTTCATTTAATTGTGCTTTCGGTAGCCAAATAAGTTCAGAATCCCTATTTTTAAGTAATTTAACTTGAGCATGATATACCTTTTCTTGTTCCCCAACAATCTTTTCAATTAGGATTTTATCTATTTGAGTTGTAATATTAAATTGTCTCATTAAAGAGTTCCTAAAGAAATTAGTTAAATCCAAAAACTTATTTACTTCTTTTACTTGAAAAGTATGGTTATTTATAATATAATTTGCTTGATTTTCAGTTATAGGTAAGAATGATTTCTTTTCTCTTGTTCTTTTTAATTCCAAGATATAAGGGTTATCACCTACATAACTTTTTAATATATCAAGAGCTTTAACTTTTGAAATTTCATTTAATTCTATCATCTATAACAATATAATATTTTTCAATAAAAAATAAATAAATGTTTATTTTATGCTTTATATATTTATATTGACCAGGACCTTAATAATTAATAATATATATAATAACTAGAACCTAGATCATAATAGCTTTATATAATAACTAGAACCTAGACCAGCTTTATATAAAATATATTATAGATCTATTTATATATATGGCAAAGCAAAAATTAGAAATAAATGATGATAGTTTAACCTCATTACTTCAAGAAACATATAATGAGGTGGTAGACCAAAGAAATAAGGCTTTAGGATTACTCAACAAGTATTTAAAAAATGTTGAAGATAATACCGATGTTGCTATGGTTGGTAAAATCAATAACGAATTATTAAAAGTAATAGATTCTTCAATTGGTAAAAAGATTGAGTTAGCTAAACTAATGGCTGATATTATGAATAAGAAAGGTGGTATTAAAAATGATGATACTTCAACTAAACAAATATCAAAAGAACAAAAAGCTGAAATGCGTAAATTGGTTAAGGAAATAAAAGAAGGTAAGATAAATATCACTGGTGAATAATGGCTAATACTGGACAAGCTGATAAAAAACTTATACTTGATAGGGTTCAAAACTTTTTAATTACAATTGAACAATTAAAAAAAGAAAAACTCGTATTACAATTAACAAATTACTCTTTACCTTCACTAAGAATACCTAAAGACGATCCATTTGATTTTCTTATGGATTTACTTGGTACAATGAAAGGTAAGAAACAGGCTGTTCAAGATGTTCTAAATTCAGTATTAGGTGATATAAATTCAATCAATACAAAACTTAAAGAAGGTTTAAAAAAAGTAATTCTTAAATCTTTCTTTTGTAATAATGATTTTATTATTAAACCAGAATATACAAATGGTTCAAATGATATTGAGTTCTCAGTATCAAGCATAGATTATTTTTTCTTATTAAAAACAAGTCCATTGGATGATGTGAGTGGTGCTTATGAAATAAGTAATGGATTAAATAGATATATATATGATACATTAAATGGTTCTGCTGGTTCAACATCTTGGCAAGATTTATTAACAAATGTAAGTTTTAATCAATCAACACAAGTTTTAAGTTTTAGAATAAATCCTAAATATGTGAATCAACCTGTAAGTGTTTTTGTAAATGATTATGTAGAATCACTTACTATTATTGATAATGAATTTTTCAAATCTTTATTTAGTATGTCTCAAAAACCGAATAAAGAATTACAGAAAAGATTACAATTTTTAAATAAATTAATTAATGACGTAAGAAATGCTTGTGCTCCAACATTGAATGATATTGGTAGAAATAAAACAGAAAAAGAAGCAATATTGGTTGATTTATTAAATAATAAAGGAAAACCTTTAAGTCAAATATTAGCTGAAAGAATTGCTAAATATAATGAATATGATACATTATCTGATGATTTTACAAATAAAATAAATCAAATACTTTGTCAACCTATACAAACACCAATAACAAATGAAACTGTGTTGGACGCTTATAGTCAAATAAATGATGAAATAAATCAGTTAAACAGTATATTGAATAACATTGATAGTGTATTAAATAATTCATATCAAAATAATGCAAATGGTACAGGTAACGGTATTGCAACTGGTGGTGATCCAATAACTGAAAACCCAATTTCTTTACCCACATTAAATATAGATTTCAAATTAGGTATAATAGCTCAAATACCTAATAATATGAGTAGATTATTATTATCCCCAAAAGTAATAATGTTGTTTGCAATATTAACTGAAGTAGGGGGTGTTGAATGGGGTGAAGGATTTGAAAGCTTCTTACAAAAGTTCACAAAATCTTTATTTGATATGATTAAAAGTATTATAACTCAAATATATGAAAAAATATATAATTTAGTTGCTGATAATATATGGTTGATAATACAAGGTTTAATACTACAAATTGTGGGTGAAAAAACAAAGGCTAGGTTAGCCATAATATTATCCCTATTAGCCTTATTTGATAAATTAAATGGTGTTATTAGTAATGTTGATTTCGGTAATTGTAGATCAATATTGGATGCCTTATTAAAACTAACATCACTATCTAGTGTATTATAAATAACTTTTCTTTTTAATTTTTTTTTATTACCCTTGTATATATGGAAAACAAGGAATATGAACACGTAAATCACCCAAACCATTACAATACTTTTAGTAAAGAAGTTATTGATATGATGGTAGATATTTGGGGTGTTGAAAAAACAATTGCTTTTTGTGAGATGAATGCTTTTAAGTATAAGATGCGTATGGGTGATAAACCAAATCAACCATTGGAACAAGACTCTAAAAAAGCTGCTTGGTATCTTAATAAAGCGAAAGACTTAAAAAGTAAGTTAGATACTTATGGTGTAATAGAACCAATAACGGAGGTAATATATAAATGATAGAATTTGCAAGAACAAATAAAGATGTTATTAAAACTGTGTCAGATGAACAATCAGTTATTATTGATAATATATTAAAACTTTATATTCCATCCAGACAAATAGATTTGGATCCAACTTATTCTAAAGGTAATTTTTATAAAAAAACAGTTATACCTGAACCAAAACATAAGTTTGATTTATACCCACAAACGGAAGATACTATTCAGTCATCCGCAGATAACCTACCACTACCTGATAATTCAGTAAATAGTATAATGTTCGATCCACCATTTATTGTTGGGACACCTAATACCTCTAAAGGTAAAGTGGGTTCAAATATAATATCAAGTAGGTTTGGTTCATTTAAAAACATTGAAGAATTGTGGAGATTTTATGACGCTGCGATAGGTGAATTTTCAAGAATAATAAACGATAATGGTGTTTTAATTGTAAAATGCCAAGATACTATTAGTTCATCAAAACAATACTTATCACATATTGAAGTGATTAATTATGGTATAAGACACGGATTTTATTGTAAAGATTTGTTCATTCAAACAACAAAGAATAGAATATTATCAGGTAAACATAAAGTTCAAATGCATGCGAGAAAATATCATTGTTATTGGGTTGTTTTTACTAAGGAAAAGAGTAAGGTAAAATATAATAATACGTGGAATGAGAGAACTAATTAAAATTAAAAAAACTGAGGATATGACAATATCTCATTTAATTAATATCATTAACTTCCAACTAATAAATGGGGAGTTTAAAAAGGGCTTAATTAAAGAACATTGGATTGAATTGTTGAGAAGAATAGATAAAATCTCTTGGGATGAAAGGTTGATTGAAATGCACAATCCAGAGTTTTATAACAAATATATAAAAACAGGTGAATTACAAAAAAGATTTGAACATAAAAATGGAGTCCCTTTGGATTGGGAATTAGAAGATGGGTTTGGAAATAAATAAAATACATAAAGGATTAACGGAAGAGTTGATTAAACAGATGGATGATAAGTCAATTAATCTTATTGTCACATCACCTGATTATGCTAATACAGTAAATTATGGTAAGAAAGTTAAATTATATAATGAGAATACTTTTGCTGATTGGTTTATACCAGTTATTAAAGATTTTTATGATAAACTAACTGATGATGGTTCATTTATTATGAATATTAATGATAAGGTATCTAATGGTGAAAGAAGTATCTATGTTATGGATTTAGTTTGTCGTATCGTAAGGGAAACAGATTTCAAACTATACGATAGATATATTTGGGGTAAAAAAGCTGCTTTACCGACAGGTGGTAATAAAAGATTAAATGATAGGATTGAATATATCTTTCATTTTGTAAAATCACCAAAAGATTTTTATTGTGATACAAACTCTATTAGAGAACCATATGCGGAAGCATCCGTTAAACGATTTGATTATAAAGTAATGGCGAATGATGTTATTGACGAAAATGGTTTAACTGATAACACAAAAAAGAAAAAGGTTAATGTAAATCCGTTAGGTAAAGTTCCTGGTACATTATTTCAATTCAATACAGCTGCGACTGTAAGAGATGAAAGTTCAGGAAGGCATCCCGCACCATTTAATCCTGAATTACCTGAATTTTTTGTTAAATGGCTGACAAGAGAAGGTGATTTAGTTTTAGATCCTTTTAATGGTGTGGCTTCAACAGGAGTTGCTACCTATAATAATAATAGAAACTATATTGGTTTTGATATGAATGAATTATATATTGATATCAGTAAAGAAAGATTAAATAAATTTAATAAATTAGTAGTATGAAAAAATTGTTTATTTGGACAAAGTTTGGATGTCCAGACTGTATTGAAATGAAGGGTATGTTAGATAATGATAATATCCCTTACGAAGCGTTAGAAAGTGAGTTATATCAAGGATGGGATATTGCTGTTAGTGAAACTAAAAGTAATGGAGTACCTCAAGCTGAATTTGAATACCCTGATGGTAGTATTGTAAGAGTGTGGGACGCTGAAACATTAGATGAGTTATTCCAAAAAATAAAAGAAGAATGGAATAAATAATCGAATATTTACAATTATATTTTATATATTATATATAAAATATAATTCTTTGTTGGTTTTATAAATAACCCACTTATCTGTAAAAAGATATAGTGGGTTATTTTTTTTTATATTTTCATCTATTTATATGTATGAGTAAAATATTAATTGAAGAAATCAATAGAAATAGAAAAGTAATGGGTGTTAAACCATTAACTGAATCACAAGAAATAGATTTAATATTAGAAGATATAAACAAAGAATTATTAAATGAAGGTTGGTGGGAAACAACTAAATATGCTCTATCTAAATTGGGTAGATATAAAGCTGATGGTAAAATATTAGGTAAAACTCAAGCAACTGCTAATGCTGAAGGTAAAATCAGAGATTTATTAACAAAAAAAGGTAATGAAATAATTCAACAATTAGATAGAGATATTCGTGAGATTGATTCTGAATTCCCAAATAATAAGTCCAGAGTATCTTTTTTAAGGTGTATAATATTAGTTTCACAAGCTTACGATTCAATTGTGGCTTCAACTAAATTATCACCGACAGATCCTAAGTTTTTACCTATTGACGCTGCTAATGTTATTATTGGTGATTTAAGAACGTATGTTAAAAAGTTTTTAGATACTGATTTAACTGCAGCTTTTAGTGTTATGGATCACGAAAATATTGAAGGTGATTTAATTACTGAGGATGAATTATTAGATGAGGCACCGGTTAAAGGTAAAGGTGAAACAACTAAAAAATTAAAACAAGCTGGTAAGACAGGAACTTTTGATTCAAGTAGAATGAAAACTCTTAAATCAAATAGATTACCTTTATTATTGGCAGGAGCTGGTGTTAGTTTAGGTGGTTTAAGTTGGTTAATGGATTCTGTTTGGGGACAAAGATTAATTGAAGTTCCGACAGAAGGGGAAAAAATTAAATATTTAAAAAACACTATTGGAATTATACAACCTGGACAAGGTTTAACTCAATGGTTAAATATGTT